TTGTTCGGTCCAAACACCATTGACTAACATCCATTCTTTACCTTCCATAATACCTTGTACAAAAGCACCAGGTGCAGAAGGGTCTGCTACAATATCTGCCGCTGTGGCTAGATAAAAATCGGGTTGTACTACATTAACGCCATTGACGTTCTTTAACGAACCCATGCCTCTTGAAGATACACCTAACTGTGCGCCGCCTTCAATCAATTGACGAGCAATATTTCCCATTGGTGTATCTAAAATTTTTGCTTTACCAATCCATTGTGTACCATCTTCACGCAAAGAAGTAATCATATGTGATACACGGTCTAGATTGATAGTTGGCGTTTCAGGATGACCTAACTCACCAAATGCACGATTCTTGTTTATATATTCTTCGTTGTAACGATGAACTTCTTTTCTCATTGTGGCATATTCGTACAAACGGCCATTTTTGTTTTTCTTTTCAGCAACTAAAAATGGTCCTTCAATAAACAAAGATTTTTTACCGTTACCTTCTTCGATAACTTGGTAACTAACTGTTTCGTAAATTTCTTTAATGAGTTTCATTATAGTTGCCTTAAGGTTTGATTGAGTATTGGCCGTAGTTAAATGCAGCAGGATCATTAAGTTGACCACGTTGATACATTTGATTATTTTTACGGACAGAAACAATTAATGTATATGCTGAGTTTGCAACAGCACCTTGAGTTGCAATACCAATATCACCTACACCAACGTTAGCAGCAACACCTAAACCTGAATTATTTAAAATAGAAGGAACTTGTTCGCCATTGCCGTAATCTGAGTTACTATTAAAGTGAAAAATTGTTGCTGAATTAGCATATTGTGCGGCATAGTTTGCACCAGAACCAGTCCAAAATAATTCAACTGAACCTGTACCAGTTGTTGCAAAATTAACAAATGCTTTGCAACCTGTAATTTGTAAATCGTAATATGATAGTGTGGTATTAGCTGAACCACCTTGATTATTTGCAACCAAATAACCGTTAGTTGCTAAAGCATTAGATAATGTGTTTGCTTGAATACGAACAGAGTTTGCTTCTTGTGCAGAACCATCAAATGTGCCAGTTAATTTAATAACGGCATCTGTCGTTGTATCTCTTAATACCTGATATGTAAATTTATTGGCCATTTGTTATCCTATTATTCTTCTGTTTCTTGTTCTGTTTCTTCTTGCTCATCTTCATATTCTTGTTCTTCTTCTGTGTGAACACCTAAAAGATTTTGAGCAATTTCTTGTTTTTTAGCTTCAATATGAGCAGTTACTTTATCATGAATAGATGCATAAAGAGCTTTACGAAACTCAGTACCGTTATCATCCATTGCGTAGTCTATAATACTTCTGTGCATTTTATTCTCCTAATTAACCTATTTATTCATCTTCATTCTCTTGGTCTGCCGGATTGACAGGCTGTTGAGGAACATTCGACATCATCATTTGTTGTGACACATCATTCATTGTTGCTTGCGGTAATCCAAGGCCCATTGCTTTTTCTTCATCAATTTCTTCTTGCATTTCTTTAATTTCTTCATCAGTTAAACGCAACACATTTCTTTGAATCCAAGCTTGCGAGAAATAACGACCGGTATATGGATCAACATTACTTAATAAAGATAATCTTTCTTTCATTAACTCAGCATCTTTGAGTTCTGTGAAGTTATTATCTTTGATGAAGTCATAGTAGATATGTTCTTTCATCTCTAACCATTCTTCATTAGTACAAATACCTTTGAGAACACATTGTACACGCATCGCTTGGTCAAACAAGTCAGCAAACTTATTACGCATACGGTCAACAAATTTGGCAAACTTTAATTCATCACGGGTAATTTCATTTGTACGACCTAATGAAAAACCAGAAGATTCTGGATTCAAACGAGAAACTGGTACGTTAAGTGCTTTGTATAATTTCTTTTCAAAGTATTTAACATCTTCTAACTCACCGAGATTTTGTCCGCCTGGTAATGTAGTAATCTCTGTACCTTTACCACCTTCTCTACGTGGTAACCAAAAATCTTCCATCATAGACATAAATTTACGGTCATCACGAACTTCACCTGTGTTAGCATCATATACAAGTTTATTCTTGTATTTAACCATGATGTCACGGAGGTATTGTTCGGCTTTTAATTTCGGAAGATTACCCACATCAATATAAAAAATCCTACGCTCAGGAGCCCTAGAAATTCGATATATGACAGTTGCATCTTCAATCATCCTTAATTGGTTAAGTGGTTTTATTGCTTTGTGTAGATAAGACAATACCACAGCCCTACGAGAGTCCATAAGACCACTAACAACAGAAATAATTGAGTCGGTGGTAATTCTAACACCCACAGGACCAAAATTACTAGAAGAACCAGACACAACCTTGTCATTGTAAATGTAGTATTCGTTGATGACATTCATAACCTCCACGCCGGTACGTTCATCTTTTTTCTTTTTAACCTCACGAACTTTTTTAAGTTTACGAGGATCCACATACCGCATTTCTCTAATGCCTTCAATAGGATTTTCACGGTCAATAATCATGTGATAATATAATCTTCCGTCAACATAATATCTACGGAAAACATCTTGAGCCATATTGTTGTAATTTAATAAACGTAATATGGTATTAAATTCTGTTTGTAATGATTTTTTAATTTTGTCCGAAACTTTAAGGTCGTCTAATACCATTTTAATATTACGACCATCATCATCTTGGCAAATAGCTTCGTTGATAATATCATCAATAGCAGACTCAATTTCTGGCTGCATTGCCATTTCACGATAACGACCAATGAGTTCTATTTCATTTTTAGCAGTACCATCTAGGTCAACGTAAGTACCATAATAAGCGGCAGAAGTAATCGTGAGTGCGCCATCGTCATTTACCGGAGGCGTAAAAGATTGTTGCACGGCTTGGTCGTCATTAGATTGCTGACGTGCAATTGTAAAACCAAAGAGTGAAAATTTATTAGCAGCCATTTTGTCCTATATCAATTCAAAAAAACATAATGAAGGGAGCGTTAACTCCCTTCGTAAAATAAAACATATTAGTTTGTAGTGCCTGTTGTTCCACCGACTGGTACATCTTCCCAATATTGATATGCAAAAGTCACAGAATATTCTTCGATAGAGTCATTTGAACCCCAATCTAAATCGATTGGAGATAAATCTATTGGGAACATACCAACAAAATTATATTTCTTTAATGTTGATGTGTCTTTACCATATTGTGTTACAATGGAATTAGTTGTGTAACCTAGCGGTGTATTTGATCCTGCGGCACGGACGTTGCTGGTATTACTATTAATTAAATTCATCCAGTTTTCTAATGAATTTCTAATACCAAAATCTTCATCGTTAATAATTGTAATTGTCCAATCAGTAAACGTTCTGTTACCAGCAAATTTTAATTCACGACCAAAATAATTTAAAGACACAGTACCTAGTGTGGAACCAGGTAACTGTGCTGATTTTGCTAAAAACAAAGCTTGTTGACCAGAAGTTGTACCATTAATAACGGCTGTAGGAAACGCCAAACTCACTTCAAATAAATTTGGACGTGCTCCGTCAAATTTTATATTTGACCTAAATTGTGATACGTTGAATGACATGTTTTTCTCCTATCGTTCTGTTATTTATTAAGCTGCAGCAACGACTGTTGTGAAATCAACGCCAGTTCTAACAGCAACAAAATTCAATTGAATAAAGTTAACTGAACGAGCAGGTTTGATGTAGATATCACCAACAAACTGGTTAGCATCAACAACTTGAGGTGTATTATTTGTAGAATCACAAACAACGCGGAAGTCGTAAATACCACGGCGTGACTTAATGTCTTGCAAGAATGGTGTAATCAAAGAAACAAATTGATTCTGAGTATTAACATCGTTGAATTCAAACAATGAGAACTTAGAAGCTTGTGCAATTGTTTTCTCTAATACAATAAACAGTCTACGTACATTGATACGGTCAAATGCTGATGGTTTAGATTGTAGTGTCTTATCGCCAAACAATACTGTGCCTTGACCTGGGAATGTACCAACAGGATTAACGCCTAAAGCATACAATTGGTCACGACTTGTTTTATTTGGATTCCACGCCAATTTAACAACGTTTTTGAGATTGCCACGATTGTAACCTGCAGGTGAATACCATGGTGCAGTAACGGAATCTGTGTATACACATAAACCAGCAATATCACCATTCAATGGAATCCAACGATATACGTTGTTGTACTTGTCAAACATATACTTCCAACCAGAATCAGCAACAGCGTATGATGTTGAACGAGCTAATTGACCAGACCAAGTAGTAATACTTGCAACTTCATTACCATAATTGTTAACAACAGCAGAAGCTGGTGGAGATAAGAAAGTAACACAGTCAGCCCGGGCAGTTACGATATTATCGATAACATATTGTTGAACTGGAGTATTTGCAGAACCTGTCAAGACTAAAGAAATATCTACTTCATCTTTATTGGCAAAATAACCGTAACCATTTTCAATATTAGCATCAGTAGGAACATCATCAGCACCACCACTTAAAGTAGTTGTAATAATGTTGTTACTTGCAGCTGCAGAAATTGTTGCAAAATTTGTACCAGATAATGGTTGACCCCAAGTAGCACTTGTTGTAGAATAGTTTACTGGATCAATAGCGTAGATATACTTTGAATTATTATAAATGAAATTTTTATAATAGTTTGAATTACCTAAAGAATCTTTAGCGTCTGCGCCTTTTGACAAATAAGGGAATACTTCTAAAACAGTATTTGCTGTACCTGTAATTAAACCACCAGTGTCCATAACGATAATGTGTAATTCATCGTTAGCGGCATTAACTGAAGCAGCTTGTGCGGATGTACCAGGCAATGTTGGGAAATAAGACGATACACCGATACCGTTAATATTCCAAGCCGCAAACTGTGCAGCATTAGCACCAGCGTCAATTGTAGAAACAGTAATTGAGTTACCTAAAGCACCAGCATACTTAGCTGCAAATGGACCGTATGTGTTGCCGTTTGTTAAATTATTCAAATATGAATATTGGAATGTATCTTCGTTTGCAATTACAATTGAAGCGCCATTTGAAGTTGCATTTTTGTGATTTGTACCTAAAGCACGAACAACTTGGAGGTTGTTACCATATGCTAAAAAAGAAGCACAAGTAAAAAACGCATTAGCAGTATTGCTATCTGGTTTGTAAAATCTTGTAACTAATTGATTTTCACTTGAGATTGTAATTCTTTTGTTTGCTGGACCCCATCTAAAAGCCCCAGCAAATGCACCGGTTGTAGTTAATACTGAAGGAACAACCGTTGTTAAATCGGTTTCAGATATTGCTACACCTGGAGAGATTGTAAACGCCATTTGGATTCTCCTTAAATTATTATGTTATTGGCAGTTATAATACCATGATAATATTTATCAAAGGCCATATTTAGAGATTTCTTATCATATCTCTAACAAAACCTGCATAT